TCAACTTGATGGCATTTATCAAAACTATTCTGTTGCTGTTGGCGAGGTGCTTTTTAAAGCTCAACAGGAGCTATCAAGCTATGGGACAGGGACTTTTGGACAATGGGTTGAAAGTAATAAGATTTCAAAAAGTAACGCTTACAACTACATCAATGCTTACAAGTTTGTCCAACAGTTGGACGAACCAAAAGAAAAAGAAATCTTTTCTAAACAACCACAACGATTAAAAAACGAAATGTCCAAACCATCTGCCAATCCAGAGGTCAATCAAGCAGTATTTGACGGTGACGTTAAAACTCACAAGGAATATAAAGAGCTTGAGCGTCGTCTCAAACTCAAAGACCAAGCACTAGAAGCGGTCAAGGGTGAGTTGAAACGTGCCAAGGCAGTCAAACCAACTGAAAAGGTAATCGAAAAAGAAGTTATTCCAGACGATTACAAAGCTACGCAAGAGCTGAATAGAAAGCTACTAGCAAAAAACAAAGAGCTTTCAGATAGCGAGCGAGCGGCTAATGAGCGAGTGCAAATCATTGAATCACAACTCAAAGAGTTAATGAATCAACGTCAAGAGGTTGACGAAAAATCAGCTAAATACGACGAATTGACAAGAGCTATCGAACAGGCGCAAGGACAGTTAGATAGCTACCAAAAGCAAGTATCTGCTTACCGTCACACTATCAACTTTTTGGAAAAAGGGAACAAGTTCCTTGCTAATTTTGGCGGTGTTGCATTTCTGGATATCAAACCAGCGTTAAGCAATCCGAAAGTTAGAACCGAGCTCGAAACATTCCTAACAATGCTTAACAGTCTCAGCCGTAACGTTTCGGAGATATTGGAACAAGACGATGTAATTGAAGGAGAAATCTTATGACAAACGACATTATTGGTCAAAGCAAAGACCACGCAAGACAAGTGTCACATCTAGCAGTTACTAGAAATATGCTAGATGCACTTGAGAACCATGAGGAGCGTATCGCTAACCTAGAAGACAACATGAGAGTGAACGCTGCACAAGAAATTAAACTAACTAACCTTGTAAACAGCAAGATTGTTGGATTGTTAGAAGGTAAGAAAAGCAAGGCTTACCGTGATAATCATATTCGCGCTAAAGCGTATCACGCCATCAACAAAGGAATCATTGATCGTTTCGGTGTGAGACGCAAAGAAATTCCTGCTAAAGAATTTAAGAACGCCGTTATCTTTATCGAAAATTGGGGCTTGAATGACCAAGAGCTAAAAAATGAGATTTTCACTGCCAACCATCAAGGAAGTCTGTTTGAAGCGTAATTAGAAGGTGAGACAAATTCGGGGCACCCTTGACGGCACTAGTGAGCTAGCGGGGCAACAATTCAGTTGTAGCGTAAGCAATACCATTAGATGATTTGATTTTATAAGAACTCCTAAAAAACAAAAATCAAAAAGTCCTCACTAGTTCCCTAGTGTCGTTAAGGCAGCAAAAAAAGCTGACCCCTGCCAGAGTCAGCCGCTAAGATATTGAAATCAAGGTAATTATATCATGGAAAAACGAAAATGGGAACCAGTCATTATAAACATTATGGCTGACGGTTCCAGAGTTGATGATCTAACTAAGTACACGATACCAGCAGGGCATAGCTACTACGATATCGTGGCAAGCATTTACCAGAAAGGAGCATAACCGAATGAAGTATATCTTTCACCAACGATAAAAAAAACTATACGTGCATGAACAACGAGTTTTTGCAAGACGCCAGCTTGAGTTTACAAGCTAAGGGTTTACTTGCTGAAATCTTGATAAATAAAAGCGATTGGAGAGTTTATCTTTCAGAACTCGAAAAGAGGTCAACCAATGGGAAAAGCTCGCACCGTTCAGCGTTTGAAGAATTAAAACACAAACGTTATGTCGTGGTTTTCCGAAAAAGCAAGGGCTATAAAAAAGGTTTTGAAATAGTTGTATGTGCATCAGACATACCCATGACAGACGAGTTTATAGAATACCTTGATAAAAAGTTATCCACAGAGTTATCCACAGGTAGCCTTAAAAATTCATAGTTCGATAAATGGAATTTCCATTAATTCATACGATGATAATTCATAAGTTGAAAATTCATACGATGAATAATTCAACCGATGAAAATTCATACGATGAATAATCGGACACTAACAAATACTAATATATAACAAGTACTAATATATAACAATATGGTGCTACGCACACTAACCAACAACAATCTAGAGCCTACCGGCACTAACTAGTAATAACTACTAACTGATAACAATACAGTAATCATAGTTAGAAGAATAAGAGAGGTAAAAATCATGAAAAAACTTATCAATTGGATTTGGTCTAGCAAGCAAAACGAACAAGTGGAAACTCACGTTATTGAACGCTATCAAATGATTGACGAAAAAGCACGCATTTACAACAAAGCTCATGGGTTGCCATTAGATCAGCTGGTGGGGTAATTCATGAAGCTACTAAGAAAACTATTTTCCAAGAAAAAACCTAAAGAGCCAGAATACTTTTTCGATGTGGTGGAGACGCCTGAAGAAAAGAGCGAACGGCTCAAACAGAAATATATTAAATAGCAACACCTTTCAACGTGTAGCCACGGCCCTGCCGTGAAGTGTAACTTATACCCATAATTTTTCCCCCAAAAAACTTTACTAAGTTACTTTTTTCCTAATATTCCCATTACAGTCTAATAAAACATTGAAACATGACACGGTAGGGCTTTGGGTGCACGTTGAAGGCACTAAAAAAAGCACAGGTAAGGGCCTGTGCAAGAAAATTATACCAAGGAGATTATACCATGAAAACACAAACAATTGCAAAACCAAGTTTTACTAAATCTAAAGCCTATGGCTTGTGCGGAACACTAGCTCTTGCTACTGCATTGCTAATCGGTGCAGGATCAGTATCAGCAGACGAAACTACTCAACCAGTGGCAGACACTCAACCAGCGGTGTCTAATGTGTACACAGCGGACAATTCTGGCAATGTCACTGTGACACCTAGCGAAACAGTGGCACCAGTCGAAACACCAGCGGTTGCTACAGAAGCACCAGCAACAACTACAGAAGTAGCACAACCGGTAGCTGAAACACCGGCAGCACACACAAGCGTAACTAAAGAGGGTGACACAATTACAGTGGAAAACCCTAATGTTGAAGTAACTTTCCCTAATGGAACTGGTAAATACTCACCATTCGAGGTCGAGTATAAAGATATTGAGTTTCCGGATAGCATGGCTATCAACGAAGGAGACAAGGTAGTAACTGAGTTGCCTAAAGAGATTGGCTTGCAAACTAGCTTTGATTTCGATGTTTACAACAATGAGAATGTTGTGGGAAAAGCTAACGCCGATGCTCAAACACGAGTGATTACTACGACATTCAATAATTACTTTACTGAACATCCATTGAATAAAAAGATGTCTTTGAAATTCGATGCTAAATGGCTTGATGTCGTTGAGCCTGGCAAACCAGTGACAGTCAATTTCGACGGTACTGTTAAGACATTCACTATTGCAGAGGAAGGGCCACTTCCAACTGATGAGCTCTTGTCTAAATGGGGTAGTCAAAATAAAGACAACCCACAAGTTATCAACTGGACATTGCGTCTGAACACGGCTCGTCAGGTCTTGAACTATGCAAAATTGCAAGATACTTGGTCAGACAATCAAGAATTTGTGGACGGCTCACAGAGTATCTACTTTGTTGAAGATCCTGTTAAGTGGACTGGCATTGACTATTCAGCTAAGGATTACCTTGAAAGCTGGAATGTCCGAGCAGACGGGTTCGATGCGAAATTCAAAGAGTTTAACCGCATCATGTACATCGACTATCAAACACGTTTGAAGTCAGCGGTTAAAGATAGCACTAACCCAACCAACAAGGCTACATTGGTAGCGGTAGATGCTGGGGCTATCTCAACATCTAAGGTGCAATTAGTAGGCGGACGTGGTGATGCCAGCGGTGAAAACAAGCCAGAACCAACCTTTGAAATTCCGCACGACGCACCAAAAGTTGACATCCCAGAATTTGAGGGCGGCATCCCCGGAATCCCAGAGGTGCGAGAATTGCCAGAGTGGAACGGTGGCACAGTGCCAAATGAAGCTCCTATCCATTACAAACCAGAGTTTCAAGGAGGTATTCCGGGGATTCCAGAAGTACGTGAGTTGCCACCATTTGAAGGTGGAGTGATCCCAAATGACGCTCCTATCCTCGATTTGCCAGAGTTGCACATCCCAGAGGAACCAACACCAGAAAAACCTAGCACGCCTAAAGAGGTGCCTAACAAGCCCGTAGACGCTCCAAAAGTGAAAGAGGTAGAAATTACCGAGGTCGTCTATAAAAACGATTCTGAGCCAAAAGAGGCGGCAAATACAACTATTTACGGCGGTGTTCTACCTAACACTGGTGAGAAAGAGAGCATCATGTCAACACTTGGTCTCTTGGTTATCTCTGCAGGTATCGCAGGTTTGACATTGAGCTTCAAGAAATATAACGAGGGCGAATAATGAGTATTAAATATATCAAACAATCAACTGTTAATAGAGCGCTACGTTTACACTTGAGATGGTTGAGAAACGAGAGACACGGCAAACGACTGACTGTTGGGTTAGCGATTTCATTGAAAATCAATTGGTCAAAAATCAACCTAAGCTATGCGAACCTAAACTATGCGAACCTAAGCTATGCGAACCTAAGCTATGCGAACCTAAGCTATGCGGACCTAAGCTCTGCGGACCTAAGCTATGCGAACCTACGCTCTGCGGACCTAAGCTCTGCGGACCTAAGCTCTGCGGACCTAAGCTCTGCGGACCTACGCTGGGTGTCAACTATCAATGTTGCGGACCTGCGTGTTATCTCATGCCAATTAAATACTAGTGACCAAAACCGCAATATCGCTTATTACCCAGACTTAAATTTAATCACTGCAGGCTGTTTCTCTGGCACCCTCAACGAACTCAAAGAGAGGGTCGAAGAGGCACACAAGAAGGACAATCCTAGCATCTACGCTAAATATCAAGCTGTCTTCACATTTATTGAGACGGTTTTAGAAATTGAAAAGGAAGAATAATCATGAAAAAAAATAACAAACAAGTCGTATTTTACAGCGCAGAAAAAGATGGATTTCTTAAAAGTTACAAGGACAAAGAAAGTCTAGTGTTTACAGCAACATTTACTAAACGTTTGAGAGACGCACTATACTTGCCAGTTGAACCATATGAAGAACAAAAAACTGAAATCGACAAACTTGCTGAAGCGTTTGACTGCGAAGTGCTTATCGTGGAAGCTGAATACAATGTAACTAAACCTGGCGGTTCGGACTTTGAACGCACAGCGCGTGAAGAATCCCTGAAAGATGGTCTCAAATCGCTCCTAGACTTATTGACGGACTAACAGAACTTGAAGTGGTGGGAGGGTAGGCATTAATTATGGCAGATAATCAAAAAATGAAGTTTAGAGGTGAGAGCAACGATAACATTCAAAGAATTTGAAGAAGTCTGGGACGAGTCAAGGGTCTTAAGTGACATTGTAAGAGTGCTAAGTTCAGCCGAAGGGAAGAACTATATCGAGGTCAAAGTTTACGAAAGCATTAACGGGATAGACATCTCGTCATCGGTCAGACTGGATGCTGAAGATAAAAAGGATGTTGTTGATCTTTTGAATAAAATTATGGCACGAAAACTCAGCAGACTTAGAGAGCAGGGTTTTGATTTTTACGAAGAATACCAAAAATCAGAAACTACCACCTAAAAACGATAAGAGAACCCAAAATTTGAGAATTAGGGGCATATAAGAAGGATATGACATGGAAGAAATGACATTCACGGAGTTGCAGCAAAAAATGCAACTTGAAAAAAAGAAAGAGGGTACAGCTAAGTACGCTTCAAGGCACGTCGAGGACATTTACGACGCTTTTAAAAGTTTGAAATCGAACTGGAGCATTGTCGTCAACTATGATCTAGTCGAATTTTCTGGCAAGATTTTTGTCAAAGCTACTGCAACGGCGTCTAACCGAGAGGAAAAAGAGCAAGCGGTAGCTTTCGCAGAATTGTCTCCGGTACCTATTTTGAAAACTCGTAACGGTGATTTAAAACAAATGAACGAGCCGCAATGGGTGGGAGCCGTGCAATCATACGCCGGCAAGTACGCCATACAAGCACTCTTTGCAATCGGTGAGGAAGACGTGGACCATTTTGAAGTGGCAGAGGAGAGTTTGAGACCAAACCAATCTCACAACCCACAACCGCATCAAAATCAGCAACCACAACAAGCACGCTATGAGTCAAGAAGCGATCAACAACCTAACTTCATTAGCAACGAGCAACATGACATAATCATGCAACAAATTAACGAACTTGCCTTAATTACTGGTCAAGCAACCGAAACAGTAGCTAATTACTACTTGAAGAAGTACAAACTAAATGATTTCCATGAGTTGCTAGTAGCAGGTTTTAATGTGGTAAGCAACGACATTCAAACACAAATCAATAACCGAAAGGGATAGAACATGAAGGACGTAACGAACAACGCAACAAATATTTTCTTGGAAACAATCGAACCGGTCTATACGCCGGGGAAAATTAGCTTTGATTTTGACGCATTCGACAAGGCTATTCAGACAGCAGTTAGTGAGTTGTCTGATGAACAACTTGATAACTTGGAATATGACGATATCAAGAAGGAGTTTACACGCTTCAATGGGCTCTTGACAAAGTTGGACGACAAGCGAAAAGACATCTCGGAAGTGTACAAGAATCCGCTTAATGAGTTTGAAGCTAATTTCAAGACATCTAAAGAGCCGCTCGAAGGACTTATCAATAAGTTACGTGCCAAACGAGACGAAATTGACGAACACAATAGATTGCTCCGAGTTGACCACGTTAGATCAGTATTTGAAAGCAAATGCGAGCTAGCCGGACTAGACAAGGGCACATTCAAAGATAAGTATGATGGCTATTCTTTGAAGAAATATTTCAAAGACAAGAAGATGGAGCTCAAGAAGGAGACTATCGAAGAAATCGACGCTCTTGTTTTGGCTGAGTATGACCGACTTGAGGAGTACAAGGCTAACATTGCCATGATTGAGGAGCAAGCCCTTGACTATGAGCTACCGGCTGAACCATATACTAGAGCATTGCAGAATGATACACCTCTAGTGGAAATCTTGAAGCAAATGAAAAAGGACCGTGATGCAGCTATTGAGCGTAAGCAGCAAGCAGAAGCCAAAGTGAAAGCAGAAGCGGCACGCCTAGCAGAAATTGAAGCCATGGCTAAACAGTCAGCAAACGAGGAAATCAAAGCGGTTAACGCTGAAACTGGTGAGGTAATCGAAGATGTCAAGCCAGCAGAGGAAGTACCTAGTAAACCCGCTGAACCGTACAAGGTCAACCTTGCCCTTACGTTCCACGGTGGAGAGAATCAATGGCATCAATTCGCTAAATTGTTGGATGATAACTTCGTAAACTATGAAATCTTAGGAGAAAATCAATGATCAATTCGACCGTACTCGTTGGGCGCTTAACTCGTGACCCCGAACTTAAATATACAGGTAACAATGTCGCAGTGGCGTCTTTCAGCCTAGCTGTTAACCGCAACTTTAAGGACGCTAACGGCGAGCGTGAAACCGACTTTATTAACTGTGTGATCTGGCGTCAGCAAGCTGAGAATTTGGCTAACTGGGCTAAAAAAGGCGCTTTGATTGGAATTACTGGACGCATTCAAACCCGTAACTATGAAAATCAACAAGGTCAACGTGTTTACGTAACTGAAGTTGTCGCTGATAATTTCCAAATGTTGGAAAGCCGTGCGGCACGTGAAGGTGGCAATGCAAATCAAGGCAATGGCAACGGCTATGCAGGGCCTTACGGGCAACAAACACCGCAACAACAAGGGCCAAACTTTGCAAGGGAAAGTAGCCCATACGGGAACGCACACCCTATGGATATCACGGATGATATGTTGCCATTCTAATTAGGTGAAGTATGAAACTAGAATTTCTATTACCAAGGTCAAAAGCTAAGCCTGCTCAAAATTTAGTTATTAACAGTAACGACAGATTTCACTATCAAGCAGAGGGCCGAATGGTCAAGAAACTGCGATTGATAGCAAGAGCAGAAGCAGGGCTTAACATTAAGCCGGTATATAGCTCAGATAAGCCTTGTAAAGTGCTTGTCACGGTCTATGCGCCAACCAGACGAAGATTAGACCCACCTAACCTATATCCTACTGTTAAAGCCCTTATAGACGGCTTGACGGATGCCAATTTGTGGCCAGACGACAATCACGAAGTTATCAAAATGATGTCGTTTCAGTATGGCGGGCTAAGTGGTGAATCTGGGAAATTTAAGATTGTGTTAGATATCGAAGGAGCTTGAATGAATAGCAAATATAAAGACAAGCTTGTTGGTGTATACGCACCGGGCAACTATGGGCATACTAGCGTATTAGATCAGACACAAGAATTTTCAAGGTGGTTTTGGTCTAATCGTAAGGACATGGAGCTTATCAGCGTTAAGCTAGGTATCGACATTAAAAAGCTCAATCGCATCCTAACACTGGAGCAGTTACCGGACGAGGAATTACTAACGAGGATGATGAAGTTATGCAAGCCAAAGAATATGCCCTATACAAAGGCGAAGAAATAATCGCAATGGGCACTAAGCGTGAAATAGCTGAGCAATTAGGTGCCTCACCTAGCACTGTTGGTTATTACGGTACACCAGTGTATGCTCGCAGAACAACGGAGAGAGGAAGGAGATTAATCGAACTATGACAAATATTAGACTACAAAATCCATACATGGATGAAACCATCAAGGTGGAAGAAGATTATAAATATATTCTGAACATGCTGAAATGGCTTGAAAGCGGCGATGTGAATTATCTTTATTTACAGCAGATTGAGCCAGAAAAAAGGGTGATTACTATCAGCCCTAAGAATTTTGCGAAGATTGATTATTACGAGGCGGAGTAAGTAGAAGATGAAATATAAAGTTATCGTATACTACGACAATATGGAAGATAGTGTGCACGTTTTTCATGATAAAAACGACGCTATCAACGAGCTACATCGATTGCGTGGTGTTAAATATCGTAATTCTAGGATGTATACAGTGGAGATGGAGGAATGTGATGAATGAGTTAGATTACATATGGGGATTGAACTTAGGCAGGAGATGGTTGACTTGGAACGAAAATATTATGTGTGAGGTGGAAGCATGAACAAATTAAGTAAAACGGCAATTATTGCTGTAAGTGGTTTATTATTTTTAACTGGTTGCTCAGAGGCAAATAGAATATCTGAAAATTTATCTCAAGAGTCGGATAACTTTAATGTTGTTCGAAAAGTAACGGTGATTGATGCTATTACAAATGACGTAATGTTCCAAATGAGCGGTAGGATGTCCATCAAGGCTGATACTCATGATAAACAACTTGAAATTGTTGTAGAAAATGGTAAGAACAAATATCAAAAACATATTATCGGTTTGTCAGATAATGTCTCTTATGTAGTAGAAGATGTTGAAGTACCGAATGTTTCAAAATACAAATATGAGATCAATTACAACCCTAAAATGTGGGTGCCTGTAAAACTTAAAAATGTCGATTAAGGGAGTAAGTAGAATGACTAGAAATGAAGCGATTATGAAACTAGCAACAGCAGGGCGCCTATCAATAGCCCACGCAGAAGACCTATATGATTCATTTTTCCCTAAACCAGTAGTATCGCAAGTCGTGGCGGACTGGTATGAGGAACATAAGAATGACTTAAATGAGGATATTTGGGCATATCTTACAAGCTGGGCTGATACGAAATGGGACGAGTTCAAATACTGGATGTACCATACTGGCAGGAACAAAGCCATCACTACCCTCGCAAACATGCACCAGTTCGGCTACGAGGTCGATAAAGGGCCTAGATATACGGTTCGACTTAAAGGAGTTAATGAAATTAATTGCTACTTAAACAAAGAGGATGACAAGGAGTTTCTATTCTCAACTAAAGAAGAATCAGAAGATTATAAAACTCGATTCACCCGCAAAGAGCTAGAATCTGACGGCTTTGGATGGGTTTTCACTTGCGAAGGAATAGAGGTGGAAGAGGTGGACGATGAAAACGATTAAATTCATTTTGGCAGTCTTAGCTGCGGTTTACGCTTTGCGCACGCTGTTTGAAGGGAATGATCAATGGCAAAATCTATCGCAGAATTAATTACTAAAATTAATCGATGGGCTGATGAGCGCAACCTTAAGCAAGCAGACCCAAAGATACAGTGGATGCGTGTTACTGAAGAAGTCGGAGAGATTCGGGATGTACTCTTGAAACCGACTAAATTCACGGAACCGCAAGCAGCGCTTAAAGATGCAATCGGTGACACGTTAGTAACGATTGTTGTGCTAGCGCATCAATTAGACCTTGATGTGACTGAATGCCTTGGTTTGGCATACGAGGAAATTAAAAACAGGAAAGGAAAAATGATAAATGGAACGTTCGTCAAAGAGTCAGACCTATAAAATGACGGTATGGGCGTTGTTTGACAGTGGAAATGGGTCCTACACCAAGGGTGTCAAACAGATGGATGCGAATATTGATATCTATCCTATTGGTATCAATATTGAGAATAGAAACAACCATTTTATCAATCTGAATCTAGCCGACTACAGTCGATTATTTGGGGATAGTACCTTATTCGACACATTGGATAAACTGCCAAAACCAGACTTAATTATTGCTAGTCCACCGTGTGAGAGTTGGTCTAATGCTAGCGCTATGGACAGAGGGAATGCGTGCTGGAAACAAGAACAAGGCGATGCCTTGTTTCAACCACAACAGCCCTTGTCGATTTTTACTGTGAGAGATTACAAGGATTTTGATAGATATCAATATTACCCAAATAAGCAACTCATGAAACGCATTAACGGGGAGTTGTGTGTATTTAATACAGTTGAAATCATCAAACGATACAAACCAAAGTATTGGATCATTGAAAACCCAGCGTAATACCGTTTGAAAATTTCACAAGGTATAACAATTATGACAATTACCCAATTTCTAAACCGACTCGATTTTCTGGAAACATCGAACTGAATTTAAAAAACGAAAAGAAACCGAATGATGTTAAATTTCAAGAATGGACAAAATCATACAACGAGAGGTCGAACATCCCTCAAAGTTTGGTTTGCGAAATATTTGAAAAAGTATACAAGGAGGTTGTGAATGAAAAAACATAAAGATTTAAGCATTGCTACGATTCTGTTGCTGGTATCACTAGCTATTAACGTGACTACCGTTCTACGAGTGGTCAACAGACCAGTAGAAGCTATCGTGGTGCATAAGGCTGATAATGCCGCTGTACTGCATGGTAAGATTACTGGTAAGGAAATGGTAGGGAAGCTCTACACGCTCGACTGTGGGGCTTATGGTAAGTTCCTTGTCAGTAAGGAACAGTATGACAGCGTGAATATCGGGGATGATATCCCTAGCTATTTGAAAGGAGTTGGGAAATGAAAAAACTAGGAATTATTTTAGGAGCGGTATTTGTAATCGTTGTATCTCCGTTCGTTGTTCAGTACGGATGGAATGAAATTATTACAACGATTGTTCCAGTTGGTAAAATTACAGTCTGGCAAGCATTAGGGATGGATGCACTACTATCTTTCATCTGGCCTGTGTTATCTAGCAAAAAAGAATCTGAAGATTGTTATTCATACGTTGTAAAAAGCAGCATTTCAAAAATCATTACATGTGCATTTTTGATATGGTTAGCTAGTTTATTTATTTAAGGAGGTGCAAGATGGTTCCAAAATTTAGAGCATGGGATAAAGAGTTTAAGGAGATGGTGCAAGTTGATGCACTGGTTTTTGAGGAACAAATTATCAAAGCAACCTACAAGAACGGAAATGTTGTAAAAGAGGACTTAAAAAATTACGTTCTCATGCAATCAACTGGGCTGACTGATAAAAATGGCAAAGAAATCTTTGAAGGGGATGTTCTTAAAGTGACCAACCTATCAAGCTGGTTGGAAGTTGTATCTTTTAACAACAACAAGGCGATGTTCGTTTCCAAGGAAATCAAAAGAGAAATCGAAGAATCCCCTCTATACGACTTGTTTAACACGGATATTTTTGAAGTTGAAATCATCAGCAACATCTACACTAATCCAGGATTGGCAGAGGTGAACTCATGACCAAATACCAATATGCAGGGTTGACACCAGAACTACATCAGCGGTTAGTCAATGAGCGTGTAGCACTAAAACTAGCACATCTGAGAGATTACAAGCAACATTTCCAAAAAGTGAGACAGTGCAGTGAGAAACAAGCGATTATCATTTTGCAAGCGCTCAACAGTGCAGTCGTTGAACGTGCGAGGATCTCACCTCAAACTGTCGATAGGCTAGAAGGTATCATTTCTGACGAGCTGTATCATGACCTTAAAGCATATCTATCCAAGAATTACACTAGAGGTAAAACCACGCGCCCAGTTTTGGACAAAACCAACGCAGGGCTACCAGAAGAACTGTTTAAGCGATTCCGTGAGGAAGTGGAAGAACTACGCAAGGAACACCCTAACGATCTAAACAAGTACATTAGAGACATTAAAGGGTGCGATAAGAAGAAAGCTAACAAAACCCAGAACGCCCTCAATTGTTGTTATGTGGAGAAAGCTGCCCTAACACCTTTGAAGGCAATCCAAATGGAAGGGTTACTTTCCAGAGAGTTATTCAGCGAGATTGCTAGTTATGTTTTCAATCATTATGACTGGCCCGATAAGCTGGCTGACGATGCTGATCGCATTATGCTTGAATATCGCACCAAAGGCAAGACAGGCATGGATAAAATCGCTGTCAGAAAAGCCTTATATAAAGCCTATGCGTTAGGCGTGTAGCTAGTGAGGGTTCGACTCCCTCGCTAGCTATTACCAGTCAATCTATATACGGAAAAGAGGAGCCTTTTGATTTCTTTTCATTCAAATCAGCAGAAGCGTGACTGGTCGTGGATGCACCAAAATCCAGTAAATCTAAAATATAGAAAGTAGGTATTCCTTTATTTATTATTCACAAAATCTAAAGCGCATTACTGGTGGCGTTATTATCCAAGGCTTATGCCTGCAATAGATATAGGTCAGAAATCTCCATAATTCTTTGTATTATTTCAAAAAGGAGGAAAACCTCCAAAATGATTTCTGTATCGTAGGCTGGAATGGTTGTATAAGAGGTTCGATTCCTCTTGCCAGTCATTGTCTGTCATCGCTAAAAAAAGAAAAATAGATTTTTAGTGGCTTGAACACTTTTCAACATCGAGCAAGCTGACAGACCTTGCTCAACAAAACCCAGCAAATTTAAGAAAAAAGGATGTGAAACACCCTCTCTCTTATCGATATCGCATTACTAATCAAAAGCCAAAGATCTTGCTGGTGTCGATGGCTAGAAGGAGGTGATAAAAGGCTCAAGAGACAACCCAAAACAAATACATTAATCTTTCTCTTATAAAACTTCTTAATGTTTTTTGGGCCAAACAAAAAAGACCGATACGATGGCCGGCACTCTTTGAACACGATACAACTATTATATCACACAAGAGGGGTGTCATGGCAAGTATCAATCTATTTGCGGAAGTAGATAAAACCGCAACTAAAAAGAAAGCTATAAAGGTGCTAAGAAGGTATCGCATGCTAACACGGATAGCGGGCTTGGAATACGCCCCTAAAGTGACAGCGTCATTCTCGTTAGAACCCAAATCATTCGACGGCATGGTTCACAGCCAAACCGAAAGCATGGTAACACGCAAGGTGGCCGCTGAGCAAGACTTACAAGCTATTGTTAGAGCTATCAACGCATTATCAGATAGGCATTACAGCCAAATTTTGATAGAGTGTTATTGCAGGAATAGAAAGCAGTACAACATTGAAGTCTATATGGATCTTGGATATTCTGAAAGCGAGTATTATCGAATGAGAGAGCAGGCAATTTTGGAGTTTGCGGAGAATTACCGCAACGGCGAATGTCTTGTATTTCTGGGAGATTAAGCCACAGAAAACACTTGATAAATGTTAGAATCTGAACGTTTATTAGCGATATAATATTAGTATTGATAATTATAGCATCGTACCTTGAAAGAGGGTGATTGCTTTGAAATAACATGAACAAAAAGAGACTTATAAATCGCTTTGATTACAAAGTGGGGCTTAATAACTATTAAGTCTCTTTTTTTATTGTGAGGAAAACATGCAGATCTATGACAAACCGTTAGGGTGGTTAACCCCTTATGAGAACAATCCAAGAAACAATGATGAAGCGGTTGAGCCAGTTGCTAATTCCATCAGTGAGTTTGGCTTCAAAGTGCCGATTGTGGCAACGTCAGACGGCGAGATTATCAATGGACACACGCGCTGGAAAGCCGCTAAAAAACTAAAATTAAAGACAGTTCCAGTAATTATTGCGGATGATTTAACAGAAGAACAGGTCAGGGCGTTCAGGTTAGCTGACAATAAAGTCGCAGAAATAGCGCAATGGGATATTGAACTGTTATTGAGTGAAATCGAGAGCGTCGACAATCTTGACATGACACTTTTTGGATTTGCGGACAGCGATTATACGTTGGATGATTTTGAAGACGAAGAAGCAGACACCGATATTTCAGAAGATGAAATCGAAAGCGAAGGCGATTCAGTTTCGTTAGTAGAATACGGGGATATTTACCAATTAGGACGACATCGCTTGATGTGTGGGGACAGTACATCAGCAGGGGATATGAAGGAGCTTGTCAACGGCGAAAAGATAGACCTCTACGTTACTGACCCACCGTATAATGTCGCTTACGAGGGTAAAACCGAAGAAGCTATGACAATCCAGAACGACAGCATGGATGACGCAAGTTTTCGCCAATTCCTGCGAGATGCATTCGAGGTAGCTGATCAACACTTAAAGCCAGGCGGAGCGTTCTATATATGGCACGCAGATAGTGAAGGATTAAATTTCAGAGCAGCCGTTAAGGAGACGGGGTGGTTGCTGAAACAGAACCTTGTCTGGGTTAAGAATAGCATTGTTTTAGGGCAACAGGACTATCAATGGAAACATGAACCGTGTCTCTACGGGTGGAAAGATGGCGCTTCACACTACTTTGTTGATAACCGCTCGTTAGCTACAGTCATCGAAGAAGATGAAGAAAACCTGAAAGAAATGACTAAAGGGGAGCTTATTTCTTATATCAAGACGATGCAAGAAAACAGCCCCACTAGTATATTCTACGAAGACAAACCAGTTAGGAGTGATATCCACCCAACCATGAAACCATTGAAATTGATTGCTAGATGTGTCCTTAATTCTAGTAAAAAAGGCGAGCGCGTGCTGGATAGTTTCAACGGCGGGGGTTCCACTTTGATGGTTTGTGAGAAGACGGAACGTATTTATTACGGGATGGAACTTGACCCGGTATATGTCGAGCGCACAATTAAACGATGGGAAGAAGAAACTGGACTGAAAGCTGAAAAAATAAACTAAACGATAGGAAGTGAGGCGATGGCGAATGAACAAAACTTGAAACCAATTACTGAGAGAAGTAAGAAGGAACAACGAGAAATACAACGCCGAGGGGGCATAGCGTCTGGAAAAGCTAGACGAAAAAAAGCCGACTTAAAAAAAGCATTCAATACCATTTTAAAAGCTGACGTAGCGAACGAAAACATATCAAAGCAACTTGAAGCGCTCGGTTTCGAAGCTACGAATGAAATGGCGTTAGCTATGGTAATGATGCAAAAAGCCATGAAAGGTAACGTCAAGGCTTTTGAACAAATCGCTAGACTGGTCGCTATCGATACCAAGGACAGCTTGGATCGCAAAGAACAACGTGAGCGCATTGTTTCGATTCAACTAGGGAACGAAAAACTCAAAGCTCAAATCGGTAAAGAGGAAGGGCAAGATGAGAAAATCGCTGGTTTCCTCGATATTGTCAAAGGGGCGGTAAACGATGGACTTGACTAAGCTCTATACCAAACGACAACTAGATGTGTTGAGCTATATCTGGAATCATGATTGGTTTATATGTGGACTCCACGGTGCTAAACGTGCAGGTAAGACAGTAGTTAACAACGACACGTTTGTAACCGAGTTAAGCCGTGTCAGAAAGATTGCTGATCGCTTGGGCGTGGATGAACCTATCTATATCCTAGCGGGTACGTCATCAACGTCGATACAGAATAACGTGCTGCAAGAGCTTTATAACAAATACGGTTTTGAGCCAAAATACGATAAGCATGGCTCTTTTGTATTTTGCGGTGTAAAGGTTGTGCAAGTCTACACTGGCTCTATATCTGGACTTAAGCGTGCCCGTGGGTTTACGGCGTTCGGGGCTTACGTCAACGAGGCGTCGCTAGCGAATGAGATTGTATTCAAAGAAATTATCTCACGTTGCTCTGGTGAAGGTGCTCGGGTGGTATGGGATAGTAACCCAGACAATCCTAACCATTGGCTGAATCGAGATTACATTGGCAAAAACGATGGCAAGATTATAGATTTTAGCTTCAAACTTGACGATAACACTTTCTTATCGAAGCGCTACATTGACTCTATCAAGGCAGCAACACCTAAAGGTAAGTTCTATGACCGGGATATTTTAGGCAAGTGGACTGTTGCTGAAGGCGCTATCTATGCTGATTATGACAGCGAGATACACGTAGTTGATGAGTTACCAGATATGAGGCGCTACTTCGGTGGGATTGACTGGGGGTATACTCACTATGGATCTATTGTGATTGTCGGCGAAGGAGTGGATAACAACTACTACCTTGTCAATGGCGTGGCGGCGCAATTCAAAGAGATAGATTGGTGGGTGGAGCAAGCTAGGAAACTAACTGACATCTACGGCAATATCCCGTTCTATGCCGATAGTGCCCGTCCAGAGCACGTAGCACGATTTGACAATGAGGGTTTTGATATCAGTAATGCTAATAAGTCAGTGATTGCTGGCATCGAACTTATCGCTAAGCTGTTCAAAGAACAAAGATTATACGTTAAGCGAGGCTTTGTACCTCGTTTTTTTGATGAGATATTCCAGTATCGGTGGAAAGAGAACAGCACAAAAGACGAGCCGTTAAAAGAGTTTGATGATGTGCTGGATAGTGTGAGATATGCTCTCTATTCAGACTATGTTGTTAACAGCACAGAGCGAGCAAGTTATGATGATTTGATAGATATGTTTAGTTAAGGAGGAAGAATGGAACAGACAGTATTTGTCGACAGTACCGGGCAATCGCATGTTTTGAATCTGCGATTTCATCGAGAATCACGCACAAAGTACCGTGCTAAAAGTGTTGATGACTTAAAGAAAGATAACTGGGCATTGCTCAAGAATTTCATTAACCATCACAAGTTGCGTCAACGTCCCAGAATTCAGGAGTTGTTTGATTATGCCAGAGGGGACAATCACAGTGTTCTTGAAGCTGGAAGGCGTAGAGATAAAGAGATGTCTGACAAACGTGCCGTCCACAACTATGGACGCATGATTAGTAAATTTAAGACGGGATATCTGGCTGGTAATCCTATTCGGGTTGAATATGATGATAGTGTCAGCGGTTCGCAAAACGACGAAGCTATTAAGGAAATTGGACGAAACAATGACATTGATACGCTGAACCGCAATCTTATCCGGGATTTGTCACAAGTTGGGCGTGCTTACGAGCTGATTTATCGTAGCGAGGACGACCAGACACGAATCAAGCAGTTAAGTCCTCTTAATACGTTTATTATTTATGACAATTCGCTTGAAGACAATTCATTAGTAGCAGTTAGGTACTACAGTGCTGATTTGTTCTCTGACGCACATCAAACCGTTGAAGTATACACTTCAACAAATATTCACGTCTTGGACTACTCAGAAGATCTAAAAGAGGTTTCTGTCACTGCTCACGCATTTGGCACTGTACCGATTACGGAATATTTGAACAACACCGACGGCATTGGCGATTATGAAACCGAGCTTTACTTAATCGACTTATATGATTCGGCTGAATCTGATACTGCCAATCATATGTCTGACATGGCTGACGCTATCCTTGCTATTTATGGTGACATGCGATTGCCTGCAAACATGAAGCCGGAAGACATGAAAGCTAAACGCTTAATGCAATTGGTTCCGCCGAAGGCTGCAGACGGTAAGGAAGGGACGGTTAAGGCTGAATATCTAACTAAGTCTTACGATGTGTCTGGCGTTGAAGCGTACAAGACCAGACTGGATAAAGATATTCATACTTTTACCAATACGCCAGACATGGCCGATGAGAACTTTTCAGGCAACACGTCCGGCGAGGCAATGAAGTACAAACTGTTCGGGCTTGACCAAGACCGCATTGAGACTCAATCGCAATTTACAAAGGGTTTGAAGCGTCGATATCGTTTGGCTAGCCGTGTGGGTGAGTTGGTCAAAGAATTCAAAGCGTTTGATGAAAACTTCTTGAGAATAACATTCACACCAAACTTACCGAAATCACTATCCGAGCAAGTATCTATTTTGACTGGCCTTGGTGGTCAAGTGTCACAAGAAACTGCTCTAAGTTTATCTGGTTTGGTCGAGAGCCCAGCCGAGGAACTCGACAGAGTGGATAAAGAGGTTTCTAAAATCGATTTTAAGGGGTATTCTAGCGAGTTTAACGGGCAAGTTGGTAAATATACCGACGACGAAGAAGAAACGCATACGAGCGATTCTGTGAGGTCTGATGAATGACGTATTGGTCAGAACGTGCTCAAAGAGAGAGAGAAGCAAGCAATAAAAAGGGTGAAGCTGAGTTTAAGAAAGAACTTGAAGCGCTATATAATTTGCAACTTTCACAGTTGCGAAAAGAACTAGATGCTTATATCCAAAATTTCGCTGACAAAAACGGATTAACCGCTAGTGATGCGAAACGAAGAGCAGACAGTTTTGATATCAAGGCTTTTGAAGCTAAAGCCAAACAGTATGTAGCTGACAAAGATTTTAGCCCAAAGGCAAACAAGGAGCTTCGAGATTACAATTTTTCTATGTCTGTTGGTCGTCAAGAACTTCTTATTCAAGAGTTAGAACTTGAACTATTGGTTTTATCTGAAGGCGAACGTCAATTAACTAACGATTATCTGACGAATGGCTATAAGAGCGAAATTGTAAGAGGAAGCCTGCTTGACCAGACGGTACCTAGCAAAAAAATACTTGAAAAGTACATGGCGACGGCTGTTAACGCTAATTTCGAAGGCGCTAAATGGTCGGAGCGTATCTGGAAGAGGCAGGAGCAGTTGCGCAAATTGGTTAAAACGGAAGTGACCAGAGCTCTTATTCGAGGAGAGAACGGTATAACCATCGCTCAGAGAATCCGTAAATACATGGATGTATCACGCACTGACGCTGAACGATTGGCGATCACGGAACATGCTAGAGTTCAAACTTTGGCACAGCAAGATATCATGAAAGAGAATGGCTTCGAGTATTTTAAACTCATGCCAGAATCGAGAGCTTGCGATTATTGCAAACAAGTTGGCCGTGATACCGAGAGGGAACCCGTCCCGGTTGATAAAATGGAGAGCGGGCTAAACGCCCCGCCGATGCACCCGTACTGTCGTTGTGCGGTTGCCGAGGTGTATGTAGAAGATAGCTCTTACTGATCCAGATAAAATAATCAGATTAATGAAATAAATAAAAAAGTCGTAGCAATACGGCTTTTTCTTATGCGCTGATAGCCGTGCTAGCCAAGGGGCTTGGGGGTTCGATGCCTCGTCAGCGCATAGGGCTTAAATTAGCCCTAAATAAACAATACTAGCGTGGCTCGTGGGTAAACACCCTAGACAAGACTAGAGAGGGCGTAGCTAGCCCTTATCGTGGCTTAGAAAGGGGCGCTACTCATGAGACTAGGTAGGAGGAAACTATGGAACAAGATAACACTATCGAGACTAACGGACAACAAGAGAGTCGCCAAGACCAAGGGCAAGGGAATACCTCAACCCCTGCGAGCGACTTCAAAGCGCCTGGTTCTCAATCTGAATTAGATAGCATAATTAACAAAGCGGTACAGACTGCTTTGAGTAACAGGGACAAGGGTGAACAAGAGCGTACAGCTCAAGCAGTAGCCGATGCCTTACAAAAAGAGAAAGATTATGCCAATCTATCAGCTCAAGATAGAGCTAAAAAAGAGTTCGAGGATCAGCAAAAAAGTTTTGAGAAAGAACGTGCTGCGTTCGAGCATGAAAAGCTTGTTGTTGCTGTTGAGAAAGATTTGGTAGCTAAAGGCTTGCCTAGTGCGTTGGCTGAGACATTCGCAATGGCTGGCAACGCTGAGAATGCACTTAAAGCAGTGACTGAGTTCGAAACAGTATTTAATAATGCTGTTGCGGAAGAAGTTAAGAAAACTGTCCGACAAAATGCACCTCAAGCATCAGCGGATGGCATTTCTAACACAGACAATTACGGCTCTCGCTTAGCTCAAAAAGCTGTCCGTTCGTCAGGTAAGATTATCTAGCCAACAATTAGAAAGGATTTTTCATGTCAGTAAAAAAAGTATTTGACACAAGTAACATTCTACGTTCTTTACCTTACAAAGCTGTCACTGCCACAGTTGATAAAAATTTTGCTGGTGTTGACGTAGACGGCAAGAAGTACATTAAAGCTGGTACTTTAGTAGCTGGTAAAGGCGGGTCAATTTTCGATGACCGCTCTAAACCAGTAGAAGAGAACAAGACGGCACCAGAAGGAATCGTTCTATACGATGCAGACTTGTCTGTTGATAAAACAGTGTCTGTTTTGTACGCTGGTGAGGTTTGGAAAGAAGCGGTTAACGGTGGTACAGTTGACGACGCTATTAAAACAGCGTTGCCACTCGTTAAATTTATTGCAGGAAAAGGAGGCAATGCTTAATGGGTCTTATTTATGACACGGTAACAGCATCTAATATCGCTGGATATTTCAACACATCACAATTAGATGTGGATTCTACGCTTGGAGAACGCATTTTCCCTGCACGAAAACAACTTGGGACTAAATTGTCTTACATCAAAGGTTCTTCAGGACGTGCGGTTGTCTTGAAGCCAGCAGCATTCGATACTAATGTCACTATTCGTGAGCGTGTGGACGCTGAAATCCATGACGAACAAATGCCATTCTTCAAAGAAGCTATGTTGGTCAAAGAAGCTGACCGTCAACAACTCAACTTAATCGCTGGATCTAACAACACTGGTTTGATTGAGACTATCACACAAGGCATTTTCAATGACGAAATGACACTTATCCAAGGTGCCCGTGCTCGTTTGGAATCTATGCGCATGCAAGCTCTCGCAACTGGTAAGATTGCGTTTGTCAATGAAGGAAAAAATGTTGATATTGACTATGGCGTTAAAGACGACCACAAGAAAACAGTTGCAAAAGACTGGACGCAAGCAACAGCAACACCTCTTGCGGACCTCGAAGAAGCAATCGAAACAGCTCAAAGCCTTGGCTTGATGCCAGAAATTGCTATCATGAATGCCAAAACGTTTAGCTTGATTCGTAAATCAGAATCTACGGTCAAAATCATCAAGCCTCTTGCAGCTTCAGGAACAACAGTTACCAAAGCCGAGGTTGAAGCGTATATTTTGGATAATTACGGTGTTACAGTTCTTTTGGAAAACGGCACATATCGAAATGACAAAGGAGAGATTAGCAAATTCTATCCAGACGGTCATTTGACTTTGGTTCCAAACGGTTCATTGGGTTCTACTGTTTTCGGTACAACTCCAGAAGAGTCAGATTTGCAGTCTGGGGACACTCCAGGAGCTCAAGTTGAAGTGGTTGACCAAGGTATTGCAATTACAACTACTAAAACAACTGATCCAGTCAACGTCCAAACCAAAGTATCGATGATTGCGTTGCCTTCATTCGAACGTTTGGATGACTGTTATATGCTTACTGTCATTCCAGTAGCGTAGTTTGAAAGGAGTAGCTATGACTAAAGTTTTAAAAGCGTTTCAGGATAAAACTGACGGCATTATTTACTATGCTGGTGACGATTATGCCGGTGAACGTGTCGAAGAACTTGCTGAAGCAGGTTTCCTTGAAGCTGAAGCTGAAGAAAAGCCGAAAAAAGCAAGTCGCAAAAAAACGACAGATAACACTGAAGAGTGAGGAGGTCTAGCATGGCTGAATTAGATCGAGAAAAGGTCCTAGATAATGTCATGCTGGACCTTGAGATTTCAAAAGATGACGACGATAGCATTGACCTCTTAAGGGTATTGCTAAACAGAGTAATTAGTCATTTCAAAGCAGAATATGCTGTTGTCAACATTGACGATGGTTTTTCTTTTATCCTCGAAGATTGCGTTATTAAACGCTTCAATCGTCGAGGAGCTGAAGGAGCTAAAACCGAGACGGTAGATGGTCACTCAATGTCTTATTACGACAACGAGAACGAATTTAAACCGTATGACGATATGCTTCAAAGAACATTCGGAACCTCTGGACAATCGAAGGAAGGGAGCGTGTTGTTTCTATGAGATACACAGATACAGTGATACTCAAATATCAAAACGATAAGACACCGAAACGATACGACCCTACCCTTGGTCGTATGGTCGGAGGGGAAGATTGGTCCAAAGAAGTTAAGTGCAATGTAACTGGTGCAAGCTTAGATCTTCAAGCTAAGTTGGGAGGCTTGCTAAATGCTACGAGCTTGGTTGTTCGTTTCAGAAGCCCTGTGACAGTATCTGTAACTTCCGTTGAATACCGTGGTAGCAAATACATTCCAGTAACCGCTAGAGGATATCTAGCTGGAAGAAGTGTTTTGTACGTTAATAAGGCGGTGAAGTAATATGGCTACGCTTACGTTTTATGGACTAGATGAAATGAGCCAATCCTTGTTGAAAAACGCCAATCCAGAACGACGTCAACGAGTTTTGAAAAAATACGGCAGTAAATTAAAAGAGAACGCAATTAGCAAGGCAGAGTTCAAAGGTAAATACACCCACGGAACTACACGGCAGTCAATTACTCTTACGGTCGGTGGTGACAGGGCTGTCGTAAAAGCGCACACAAAATATTCTGGGTACCTCGAAGTAGGCACTCGGAAGATGGCAGCACAGCCTTTCATGGCTCCTGCATTAGAAGCGACTGTCCCTGGAATGGTCGAGGAATTAGCTAAATGGGAGTAAATATGAAACAACCAGACCAATTACTACATGACGAACTATTTCGAATTAGTGAGGGACTCGGTTTCGCTACTTACCCTTACCTTCCGTCAGACAGCGCATCTTATCCATTTGTGGTTATGGGCGAGATCCAAACATTACCCAGAGCTACAAAGTCACGCTTAATAGGTCGCTTGTCGTCAACCGTTCATGTTTGGGGACGAGTAGATGACCGTAAACAGTTATCTGATATGGCTGGACAGTTATTGTCCAGCTATTTTGCTATCAAAAATATCGATGGGATGCACTTCTCGGCGGAAGTCAATGAGTCGTCAATTGATTCTAACCGTGATAACAGCACTGACGAAGAGCTTTATCACTTCATTATTTATTTATTTTACAAATTCTACTAAGGAGGAAAAGCATGGCTGATACAAACGTTAAAGAAGCACAGCTAGGTAAGAATAAAATCTTGATGTTCCGTAAATACGGGGACACGAAAGCAGCAGCTAAATTGGCACTGCAAACAGAACATAAGTGGGAATATTCTCGTGATGCCGACACAACTAAAACTAAAGATGGTGCGGTAGTTGCTGACGGAGGTCTTGAAACAACCTTGTCAATCAACGCAATTGGGACTAAGGATGAAGTCAACGAAATGTTGAAACAGTCAGTAGTTGATGGATTCAAGGTCGAAGTTTGGGAAATCGATCTGACTGATAAAAAAACAAATGGAAAATACGGCGCACTCTATGCAATCGGTCGCTTGTCTTCATGGGAAGTCCCAGCGAATGTTGAAGAGCTCGTAGAGATTGAATCTGAGATGTCTGTTGAAGGTAAGCCACAAGCTGGTGAAGCAACTTTGTCTGACGAGCAAATCAGAGAAATCCAATATACTTTCCAAGACACTACTGCTATCACTGGACATTGATAATTAAAACAGTCAGCGAGGGTTTCCCTCGCTTTTTATTTTTGAAAGGAAAATTAAAACATGAACACTATCACAATTAATGATAAAGACTATACTTTGAATTTTGGATTTGACTTCTTGCGAGTGCTCGACGAGCGCTATTCAATCAATCAAAACGGTGTAGCATTTGGTTTTGGTGTACAGCATGCAGTGGTTGATTTGCAACAAAAGAACCCACTTGTTCTGCTAGACCTCATTCAAGCTGGAACTGCTACAGAACGCCAAAAACCATCTGTAGAGGGTATTGAGCGTTTTGTTGAACGTGAGGCTGAAAATGGACGATTGGATAACTTGTTTGAGGATTTTTTCTCAGCATTGCAGAAGCAACCATTGACACGAGAAACAGCCAAACGAATGTTAGAAGCTCAAGAAGAAGCTTAGAAAACGTCAAGAGCTCAAGAGAGACTTACGAAGATCTAATCACAAATTGCATGGCTAGATATGGAACGACACTTTTAGAAGCCAGACGAATGACGCTGAAGGAGTTGAGGCTGTATCAAAAAGCTTATGCGAAAAGGTTTATTCAAGAAGAGAAGAAACTTTATTTGCAAGCCTTCTTGAACCGCAGTGTCAAGGCTACAAGCAAGGGTGGTAAGAAGTATGTCTTCAAGGAATTTAAAGACTTTTATGACGAAGAACGTCGTGAAAAAGAACTTCTCGGGGATCATGAAAAAGACAATAGGCATCTTATCCAGATAGCTAGACGAAATTTAGCGTTCAAAAGAGAGGAGGGGTTGTTAGATGGCTGATAAAACATTCAATGTAAGGGCAATACTGTCAGCACAAGATAACGGCTTATCTAGCGCCCTGAAAAACGCTCAAAAGCAAGCTGAATCACTTGGTAAGAGTAGCAAGGGCCTAGGCTCAATGTTTAAAAGTGTGCTCGGTGCTAACCTTGTTAGTGCTGGAATCACTAAGGGCATTGGCGCTATAACAAGTGGTATCGGTGGTATGATGACCGAGCTTAACAACTCAACGAAGGCTTGGAAAACATTCGATGGGAGCTTAAGCCAGTTAGGTTGGGGGCAAGCAGAAATTGCGTCGGCTAAAAAGTCTATGCAAGATTATGCAACACAAACCATCTATTCAGCGTCCGACATGGGTACTACATTCTCACAAATGGCTGCAATTGGTCGTAGCGATGCTGGGGATTTGGTAAAAGCTATGGGTGGTCTTGCTGCTTCTGCAGAAAATCCTAAACAGGCAATGAAGACGCTAAGTCAACAAATGGTTCAAGCAATGACTAAGCCTAAGATTCAATGGCAAGATTTCAAGCTGATGATGGAACAATCACCAGCGGGTATGGCTGCTGTCGCTAGAGAGATGGGAATGTCTCTTGATGACCTTGTAAGCAAAATTCAAAACGGCGAAATCAAGACTGAAGACTTTGCAGAAGCTTTTAAACGTGCTGGTGATTCCATGCAGAGCTTGGCCACTAGATATAAGTCAGTGGATGAGGCTGTCGGGGGACTGTATGAAACGGTTTCAACTAAATTGCAACCAGTTTTTGAACAGCTTAGCAACAAGGCAATCAGAGGAATCGAGGGTATCATTGATGCTCTTGGTAAAATTGATGAACAATCAATTCAGAAGTTCGCAAACGGTCTTGATAAAGCAATCGACCAGGTTGTGAAAGGGGTCAGCCAAACCGTCCAATCATTTTGGAAGGGATTTAGTAACACAGGGGCTATCAAGGGTTTAGCTGATTCGTTTAAATATGTTTCTACTCAAGCAAAAGCAGCACTAAAAGCCATAGATTTTAAAGGCATCTTCCAAGGACTAGGCACCGGCGTTGGCGACATTGTTAGTGGGCTATCAAGAGGTTTAACTATTGCTACTAGGTCGGTTAAGAACTTTATCAGCTCGTTTTCGGACACTGGTGCATTCAAAATTTTTAAATCAGCGATAGAAGACACTTGGGGAGCTGTTAAAACCATCGGGTCTTCAATTGGTGATGTGTTTAGTAGCGCTGAGATGCAGACGATTATTTCAGCGCTAGGGACAGCTTTTGGAACGTTAACAAAATGGATATCTCAAGCTGTTTCAGCAGTATCTAAGTTTGTAAGCTCTATCCCTAAAGGAGTGCTTAACGGCATTACTAGCGGCATTCTAGCAATGGTAGCGGGCTTCATGACTGCAAAGGCTGGGCTTTCAGTGTTTGACACTGCTATGCGAGGTCTGAACTGGATTAAGTCATTTAATCCGTTTAGTGCCTTTAAAAACAAAGCCACTGAGGGGCTTAACGGGGCTACGAATAGTGTTAAACGCTCTAAGTCAACGATAGCCCAGTTGTTCAGTGGGATATCCAACGTAATCAAATCATCCGGAAACGCAATCAAAGGAATCTTGACAGCTATATTCAAAGGTATAGCTGAAACTTACAAAGGTTTCGGGCAAGGTCTAAAATTCGCCTTGCAAGGTCTCAAGGGGTTGAGTTCGGCTCAGATACTATCGTTTGCGACTGGTGTCGCTATCGCAGCAGTCGGAATTGGTGCAGGTATTGCCATTATCGTTGCTTCATTTACGCTCCTAGCTACACAATCCCAAGGTGTTTCGCAAATCTTAAACGCTCTAGGGTCAGCATTTAGCACTGTTGTGCAAGGCATTGGTAAGGCGGCTGGAACAGTAATTGAAGCGTTCGGTACTGCATTTGGTATCGTTATCAAAGCTGTTGGTGAAGCGGCACCGGGATTAGCTAAACTTTCGCCACTGGTTGAAGCTATTGGCACTGCTATTGGCAACGCAGCGCCAGCCATTACAGCGTTTGGCAACGCTTGGACATCTGTTTTAGGGACATTGCCAGCTATCATTGACGCTTTCAGTGGTTTGGCTACCGCTCTAGGTTCTGCCATCAGTGCAGTAGCTACCGCAATTACTCCGATTGTTCAAATCATTGGAAATACAATGACAGCTATAGCTCAGATAATTTCAGACACAATTATAGCCATCGCACCTATCATTACGGATTGTATCGTTCAAGTTGCTCAAGTAGTTGGTCAATTTGGACCACAAATTGCAATGGTAATCAATGAGATTGCCGGAGCTATTTCTGCAGTAGCGCCAATTTTCCAAACACTCTACGAGTCAATTGTTGCAGTGGTTCAGGCATTGGCCCCAGTTTTAAGCGAATTGATCCAAGGCATTGTGACAGTGGTTCAAACATTGGCACCTATCTTACAATCTATCATCGATGGCATTGTTGCTATCATCGGACAGATTGTGCCTATCATTACAGCAATCGGTAGTGTGATTAGCGCTGCATTCTCTGGAATTGCTTCGGTTGTATCAGCGGCAGGAATGGCAATCGCTACGGCTGCAATGGGTATCGGAACTGCTATTAGTACGGCTCTAAGTGGTGTGGCAAGTATTATCAGTGCTACGGGTTCAGCCATTGGTGTAGCCTTGCAGGGCATTGCTAGCGTGGTTCAATCAGTCGGAACGTCAATCAGTACAGCGGCGCAAGGTATCGGTGACGGTATCAAGTCAGCATTTGAAGGCATTTCAAGCGTGATCACATCAGCAGGAAGTGCAATCAGTAGTGTATTGAATAGCTTGGCTAACGTGTTCAATTCGATTGGTACGGCAGCGCAGAAAGCAGGGTCTGGTTTCAACCAACTTGCAAATGGTGTGGTTAAGATTACCAATACCAATCTCGGTGACATGGCTGCATCTCTTGCGGCAGTTGCTAAAGGTGTTGGCTCAATCGGTAACAATTCGGCTGGGTTGGCGCAAGCTGGCACTGGCATGACTCAGCTTGGTAATGGTATGAGCAAGGTGTCTAGCTCGGCTTCTAGCGCTGTTGCAGGTTTAAGTCGTTTCTCAAGCACGATTACAAGTATTCAATCGTCGTTCACTAACCTGCAATCACTATTGACTACAGCAGGAACAGCATTTAGCACGTTCTCTAGCCAAGCTAGTCAATCGCTCAGTGGTCTAACTGCAATTGTGGGGCCTATCACAGCCTTCAGAACACAGATCATGACACTTGCGCCAGCATTGATGCAAGCTGCTACTGGATTAACTCAATTTAGTGCAGTTTCAACGTCGTTAACTTCTAGCATGACTTCAGTTAATGCAAGTATGACTACATTGACTGCTAGTCTAACCAATCTCGCTAGTCAATTAACAATGATTACTACTGGCATGTCTACAATGGCATCAAGCACGACTATGCTAGGCACTAGCCTAACTCTCATAGGTACTCAATTCACTATGATTGGTACCTCTTTGACCATGCTTAATAGCCAATTTACGACCTTCACAACTGCATTGTCTACAATCAACAGTCAACTCTTGGTAGCTACATCGGGTGTGACAATGTTTGGGGCACAATTCACAGCGCTTGGGACAATTTTGACTATGCTCAATAGCCAATTAACAATGGTTGGGGCATCTATTCAAGCGGTGACTACACAGTTCACTGCAATGAACGCAAGCCTTACTGCCGTTGGTGCTACAGTTGTACTGATTAGTAGTCAATTTACCATGGTAATTGCAAGTGTTATGCAATTGACAGCTTCAATTGCTTTGATTCCAGCGCAGTTCAGCTTGGTTGCGTCAAGTGCCACTATGGCTACGACTGCCATTATGCAAATTGGAACATTAGCGCCGCTGATTGGTGTAGCAATGAACAACGCAGCGGCTCAAGTGCAATCGGCAATGCAAAGAATGGCGCAAGCTGTTCAATCGAATGGTCAGCGAATGGTTCAGATGGGTCAACAGGCTGGCCAACAAACTGGACAAGCTATTGCTCAAGGGATTCAATCGGCAATTGGTGCTGTATCCTCAGCAATGGGGGCATTAGTTAATGCGGCACAAGCCCGTGCGATGGCTGGTGTAGGAGCTATGCGAGCAGCAGGGGCGATGATTGGTCAAGGTTTGGCTGCAGGTATGATGTCTGCTCTTGGTGCGGTAACGGCTGCTGCTAACGCTCTTGTGGCTCAAGCAGAGCGTGCAGCGCAGGCAAAAGCTAGAATCCATTCACCATCACGACTATTCCGTGATGAAGTCGGTATCTACATTGGCCAAGGTATGGCTGTAGGTATTGATAGAAGCATAAAATTTGTCAAAGATTCGATTAAAGAAATGATTGATGTGGCTAGTGAGTACGCAATAGATTCTAGAGATCTATTCAAAGACAACGACTTGTTTGATGGTTTTGGTGGTGGTTTAATTCGTGGTAGCGTTGATTTGTCAGTTCGAGATGATAGTAGAATGGACCGTCTCGAACAAGCAATGGATATCATCACTGAACTAATCGGTCGTCCAATCTCATTGAGTGTCGATGGTCGAGAGTTTGCGTATGCAACCGGTGACGATTTAACTTCGTACCAAAAAGACAAAGATTTCACTTACAAACGCATGAGAGGTATTAAATAATGGCTGTGTTTCAATTTAACGGATATGATTTGAACGATTACTTTAAACTAATCAAAGTGTCGCACGAAATTGGGAGCGAACGCAACATAACGACGGATTCAGCCCCTAAAATCGGGGTCAACATTCAACAGGTTTCGTTTGGTGCAAAAAAAATCAAGCTCACTGTTAGTTTAGCGACAAGACATCTTGAAGACATTGTTTTCGTAGACCCGAACGAACCAGCCAAAGTTGATAACGGCATGTTTTATCGTGTCAGGGAACAAGCGGCTAGAGTGTTGCATTCTGACAAACCTGTTAAGTTGAGATTACCAGATGAACCAGACAGATACTATCTAGCTATAGTAAAAGGAGACGTTAGTTTAAAAGGCATTTCCGACTGGTATGACCAAGCTGAAATTGAATTTATGGTTCCGGACGGGGTCGCACATTCAACCACATATCGAAGTTTCGAAACTCCTAAAACAGAAAACGGCAAACTAGTATTTGACCTTGTCAACGACGGATCAGTTGATGCGCATCCGATAATTACAGTGAAGCACAATAGTGAGAATGGCTATATCGGATTAGTTAACAGTAGCGGTATTTTAGAGCTTGGTGACAGGCAAAAAGGGGATACAGAGACTTACAAGCAGTCAGAGGTCTTGTTTGATTACGCTTCATCTAATGGACAACACAGAATCCCTAACGGGTTGTCACAAGGTTTAAAAAACGTTGGTATCACGAACGACAGCAACGATACCAGACCGAACGGCACGCTTTACATCGACAATGCTTGGGGTCGCCCTCACATTGCGTTACAGAGTGGCCAGACAGCATCGGTTACATTTGATATCCCAAGGGATTCTAGCGGTGTAAAAGGTGCTCTGTACGAGTATTTCTGGTGGAGGCAAATTTTTTGGCTAGGCTCTGCAGATCAGATGGGTTATTTGAAAATTAGTGTCACAGATGCAAGTGGCACTTTTTTGTATGGCGTCGAAACCTACAAACGTGGTAGCGGTCTGGGTTGTGAATACAACTTTTTAGCCAGCGATGGCAGGGGAGGCTACCGTTTTGTTGACAGAAAGCAGTTTCTAGGGACACACATAGAAGAGCACAACCCATTTAACGAACCTAGAGGGTGGTCAGACATCCAAAGGTTTGACGATGTCGTCCAATTTTACTGGTGGGGTTCTTACCCTAGATATACCATTCCTGAAATCAAAGGTAAGAAATCGGATAAAATCCACATCATCTTCAGCAAAATTGGAAACGCACCGCAAGTGAGCCACATGTACTTAGATGATTTCATTTATCGGAAAGACTATGTCGTAGGGGTCCGGAAAGTTCCCAATCGATATAGGGCTGGTGGAGAAGTTGTGATAAACAGCGAGAACGACACTGTACTAGTAGATAATATTTCGAAAATCGTTGACGTTGTTCAAGGCTCTAACTTCATCACAATTCCTCCTGGCAAGTCTCAACTCGAAGTTTATTGCTCAAGGTGGGTCACGAGCAAGCCCTCTGTGTCCGTTAAATTTGAAGAAAGGTATTTGTAATGCTATTAACGATTCACGATGCCAACTTACAAAAGATTGGCTTCATTGATAACGAAAAGCAAGAGACGTTAAATTTCTACGACGATACTTGGACTCGCAATCTTGAGACGGCATCTAGCACATTCGAATTTACCGTTTCAAAAAAGGAATTGCTGAGCGATACAGCAAACCAACCGCTTTACAATCAACTAAACGAACGCTCTTTTATTTCCTTCAAACATAATGGCCAAACGTACTTGTTTAACATTATGAAGGTTGAAGAAAACGAACGATGGGTGAGATGCTATTGTGAGAACCTGAATCTTGAGTTGATAAACGAATACACGAATGCTTACAAGGCTGAAAAAGCTATGTCATTCGCAGAATACCTCAATGCATTTGATATCCCTCAGTTTGCGATGGTAACGCTCGGTGTCAATGAGGTCTCTGACCAGAAAAAAACGCTTGAATGGGAAGGGCAAGACACGAAATTAGCAAGGCTATTGAGTTTAGCTAATAAATTTAATGCTGAAGTTGAATTTGTGACTAGACTTAATGACGACAGCTCTATTAAACAACTCGTCCTGAACGTTTACCATCAAGCGGACGATTCGCATACCGGTGTAGGTCGAATTCGTAGCGACATTCGTTTGACGTTTGAAAAAAATATCAAATCGATGACGAGAAAGGTTGATAAAACCGAAATCTATACGATGATTGTCCCGTACGGCAAGGCAAAAGAGCAACCTGAGAACGGCCCTGAAGTGCGAGTCTATATCAATGGTCTCCCGGCTTGGGAGGAAAAGAATGACAAAGGGATTGTTATCTTCAAGCAAGAGGGTAATTGTCTCTATGCACCTCATGCAGCTAATTTGTACCCTTCGACTTTTGGGGCTTCGACTCAAGATAATAAGTGGATTCGAAAGGATTTAGAAGTTGACAGTGATGATCCAAAAGTTATCCGTGCTGCAGGGATTGCGAATTTGCGAAAAAATGCCTACCCAGCTATCACTTACGAAGTTGATGGGTTCGTTGATGTTGAGATTGGGGATACTATCACCATTCACGACAAGGGCTTTGTCCCATCACTCGACGTAAGAGCTCGTGCTATTGAGCAAAAGATTAGCTTTAGCAACCCAGCAAATAACACAACGGCTTTTGGTAATTTCAAAGAGCTTGAAAATAGAACGTCGGGAGACCTTAGAACCGTCTTCGAACGAATGGTTGAAAACAGTAGGCCTTACAGAATCCTTTTTTCGACAGATAACGGTGTTATTTTTAAAAACAATACAGGACAGTCAACGCTACGTCCAACGTTAAAACGAGGAAATCAGACGGTTAACGCAACTTATCGATTTGTAATTGATGGCTCTATTGTTGGAGCTGGACTGACTTACACAGTGAGTGCAAGCAAGATTAATAAACCAACTGTGATAACGGTATCTGCTTGGGTAGATAATAAGGAAGTAGCTTCGGAAGAGGTTACTTTTTTAAATGTCTCCGATGGCCGAAATGGTGTCAAGGGAGATAAAGGCGCCCCAGGGCCAGCAGGCCCAAAAGGTGACAGAGGATTGCAGGGCGAACGTGGTTTACAAGGTTTGCAAGGGCCAAAAGGTGACCAAGGGATCCCTGGTGTTAAGGGTGCTGACGGTAAAACACAGTACACCCACATCGCTTACGCTGATACTGTGTCTGGTAGCGGTTTTAGCCAAACTGATACCGACAAGGCCTTCATCGGTATGTACCAAGATTTCAGCACTACGGGTAGTCGGAATCCACAAGACTATCGCTGGTCTAAATGGAAAGGTAGCGATGGGCGTGATGGTATACCGGGGAAACCCGGAGCAGACGGACGAACAGCTTACGTCCATTTTGCCTACGCTGATAGCGCTGATGGTCGCACTGGTTTCAGTCTGACTCAGACCGGAACCAAGCGCTATTTTGGCCACTATTCAGACTACGAGAAATCAGACAGTACCGACCCCATTAAGTATAAGTGGATGGATACATTCAGCGACTTCGATTTTGGCACTCGTAACTTATTGGCTAACACTCAAACATTGACCAACAATACGACCAACAGCAACACGGCAGAGCGTTGGCAGAACTTCATTATCGCTCGTAGTAAAGCAGCAGGTGCGGTGGTAACACAGACCTCTATTGTGCCGTTAACTGGCAAAGAGTACACCTTGTCGTTCTACGCTAAGGCATCCAAGGATAACTATCCTATCCGCTGTCATTTCTTCAATCCATCAACAACCATCACTGTCTTAACCAGCAACGGATGGAAGAGTTCATCCGTTGCTGACGGCCAAGCACGACTTAATATCAGCAGTGAGTGGAAAAGGTATTGGGTCAAGTACACACAAGGCCCGACCGACAGCATTAAAACCGTCCTGATTGGTCGTCACGGTTCACAGTACGATGGTGGTGACAACAACACGGTTGTTGAAATCTGTGCACCAGCTCTCTATGAAGGTCACGCCGCCAAGGATTGGTCACCAGCCTTTGAAGATGTTCAAAATCAAATCAATTCCAAAGCCGACCAAGTTTTGACACAAGCACAGCTCAATAAGCTCAACGAAGTTAATTCAGTGGTACAAGCCGAGCTTGAGGCTAAAGCCTCTCTTGAGATACTTAATCAATGGGTGAAGGCATACCAAGATTTTGTTAATGCAAATAACGCCAACCGAGCACAAGCTGAGAAGAATTTGGCTGACGCAAGCGCTCGTGTGGCTAAGCTAGAGAACAATCTGAATGATATGTCAGAGCGTTGGAATTTTATCGATAGTTACATGGCGTCTTCAAACGAGGGGCTTGTCATTGGTAAAGCGGACAACTCTAGTTCTATGCTGTTCAGTCCAAATGGTCGCATCTCAATGTTTTCTGCTGGGAACGAAGTGATGTATATCTCGCAAGGTGTGATTCACATTGAAAATGGTATCTTCTCAAAAACAATCCAAATTGGACGATATCGAGAAGAACAGGATTTCATCAATCCTGACAGGAACGTCATTAGATATGTGGGAGGTAGTTAATCATGGTAGAATTTTGGTCAAATAACGACCGTGGATATCGCATTAGGTTGTGGATTGACCAAGTGGGACAGAATATCCAAAACAACACAAGCGATGTCCGTATTCGATTAGCATTGCTGAATCAAGGGTGGACATTTGCAAGCTATCAATGTTCTGGGTATGTTGATGGTTTTGGGCAACGAATTGATTATTCAGGAAGCCCGGTGATGCTTAGCCGAAACTCAGAAATACAGTTGATTGACCGCACAATTACTGTCCGCCATGCTGACGATGGGTCTGGTGCCTTCGGTGTGCGTGCGCATTTCAACGGATCGGGTGGATACAGCCCTGGAAATCTAGATATTGGTAACCAAGGCATAACACTGACAACTATCCCAAGAGGAAGTTCGGTGAGCGTTCCAGAGGGATTCATTGGCAATCAAGTAGATATCACTATTGATAGGAAATTAGCTGGTGCCACGCACACACTGCGCTACGCTTGGGGCAATAAGCAAGGTAAAATTGCTGACAATGTTGGGACATCGTTCAAGTGGACAATCCCAGCGGATTTTGCCAACGACATACCAGATGCAACAACTGGCCGAGGCACTATATATGTTGATACCTATGTAGACGGCAAATTGATCCAGACGCAGTCAGCAACACTAACAGCAAGCGTTGTTACAAACAACCTGAAGCCTTCGTTCACTGGATTTACTTTGACGGACACAAATCCAACGACTCAAAGGATAATTCCAGAGCCAACACATTTCGTGTCCATAATGTCACTTGTGAAGGTCGTTTTCAACGGGGCGCAAGCAAAGAATGGAGCTACAATAGCTGGGTACTACGCTGAAATTGTTGGTGCTAGTAATTCTGTATCTGCTAATGGCGGGGTATTCCGTGAGGTTGCTGTAAGCAAAGACACTCAAATGACTTTGAGAGGGAGAGTTCAAGACTCTCGTGGGATTTGGTCTGATTGGGAAGAGACTAAAATAACAATTCTATTCTATTTCAGCCCAACGCTGAAATTTGAGGTTACCAGAAGCTGTTCGAAGTCAGATACACTAACCATTAAGAGATTCGCTAAAATAGCGCCGCTGAGCGTGAATGGTGTTCAAAAAAACACTATGAAACTGACTTTTACAACAACAAAAGTCGGAACAAGCAATGTTGTAGCAGATAACGGGCAAGCTGGCGGTGAATGGTCAAGCATTTCTGAGTTCAAGGGTTCTAATGCCAACTTGGGCAAAGAGTATCCCGCGGATACTTCATTCATAGTTACAGGGAGACTAGAGGACAGATTTTCAGACTCAAAATTCCAAGATACAGTGCCGACCGATAAAACTATCATGTCCTATGACCAACAGGGCGTTGGTATTGGTAAATATCGGGAAAATGGAGCACTTGATGTCAATGGATTGATTTATTCGGGTTCAAAGCCAATCCAGCACCACCGACTTACAGAAGTTCGAGGTGCTGCGATTATTGAATATAACAACACAAACCTCGATGACTATAGAACGACAGGTTTCTTCTCGGTGATGAGCACGATGAAGAACTATCCTATCAGCAAGCCTAAACCTACAGAACAAGTAGGGTTCTTAGAAGTGATAGAGGGGCTGGGCGGTATTCATCAATCACTGACAACAAGTTCTGGCAGGTTCTTTAAACGCACTCTAACGCAGAATTCAGTTGGAAATTGGGTTGAGTTCGTGCAAACCAACCAACCTGTTGTTAAAAAAGAAATCCCGATAGGATATGGTGTCAAAGCTAACGTGGTTCGAAAAGGGGATGTAGTGACCTTCAGCTTAATCAGAGGTATCTATTCTGTCGTCGAAGGTGAATACAAGGGTTTGGATGAGAAAATTCCAAAGGGGTTCAAGCCTTGTGTGCAAACTCACTTGGTTGTAAATAAAAATGCAGCCAACGAACACAAAGGATGCGCAGTGTGGCACCTTGAACCTGATGGAAGTATGCATTTTTCAAACCCAAGTTTTGGAGATGCGGTCTACACAGGGACAGTCACTTACATAACCGAAGACGAATACCCAATCGAAGAAGAATAAAGAAAGGAAAATAATATCATGTCACTTAAAATCACAAAACAACGTACAATCAATGCAGAATTCAACGTCGAAGAAGAAGGAACTACAGTTCTGGTTAAACAGACTTACATCAGCATTGACGAGAATGCAGTATCTAGTGTACAAGAGAATCTTATTAACGCTGAGCTCTACGCCAAATATCGCAAACAAATGCGCAAAGATGAGCAAGAACTACGCAATCTTCGTTACAAAATCGAAGATGAAATCCTAGCAGAGTCCAACGACACAGGGGTAAGCAATGAGCAATAAACCAGATGGCATTTTCGGGCTCTTTGATGTAGTCCGAGACTTCTATGCACACGGCATTGATGAGCACCCATGGGTGCTCTGTCTCATCATCGTCATCTTCTCAGATATTGCTGTGGGTGTGTCTAGGGCTTGGGCTGCTCACGAACTTTCAAGCACAAAATTTCGCAAAGGAGCAGTCAGCCACACAGCGATGATTGTGTTTGTGGCAATATTCTATCCATTTGCAAATTTCATGAATTTGACGAGCATCGTTGACACTTTTATCTTCGCTATGATTGCAGCTTACACCTCTAGCATTTTAGCTAGCTTATCAGCTTTAGGGGTGGAAATCCCTTTTATTGATAAATACGTTAAGATGAACATTGATAAGGATAAATTTAATTTGACGCCTTCAGAAAAGAAAGAGGACCGACGAGAGCGATGAATGATATCATGACGAGCATCAAGCAGGTTGACGGCGGTTGTGTCATCAAATCGGGAGACACTGCATCAGTATTTGAATTTGAGATTTTGGGCGATGACGGCTTGAAGAAAGACTTATCTGGCGCAGGTAAGCTTGCCATCTTCAATGCGAAAAAAGTAATTCTGTATGAAGATGTATCTGTAGAATCAGGTCGTTTCAACTTCAAATTCAAAGACGCTGTAGATCCTGGTCGTTACAAGTTGGAATTAAAACTAGATGGGTTTATTTTCCCGACGGATGAATTTAAAATACGTGTTCGCCCGTCATTCAATCCATCTGACAGTATTCCAAGCAATACCGAAGACCCAAAATAAAAGCGCTGGCTGAGGAAGTACGGAAGCACTTAGACAGCGATACTGTAGATGAGCTTCCAGATTTAGTAGCTATATATAATTTAGCTAAAATTTGAAGGGAGAATGCATGGCTAAAAATAAATTAGAAGCTGTAGTGGTTGCAATCGGAACAGACATCAAGAATTTGCAAAAAGCAATCAATGATAAAGAGGCAGGGAGTGGCATCACTGAGCAGCAGCTAAACGAGGCAGTCAAACAGCTAAAAGCGGAAATTCTCGGCGAAGGAGTTCCAGAGAATCTTGACACTCTAAAAGAGATTGCAGATAAGATTAGTACTCTCAATAGCGATACTAGCGAAGCGATCGTAGCTAAGTTGACAGAGCTTGGCAAAAAGATTGACGCTGTGGCTGATGTAGATTATCTATCTGCATATAATCAAGCAAAGGGAGAGTAGCGAATGAATCTAATCGAAGCATTTAAGCAGATCGGACGAGATATCAAGGCCCTTGTGACCAAAACTGATAAAAATGAAAAAGCGCTAGAAGAGCTACAACCAACAGTTGAGGCTCTAGCAACTAACTTGGATCAAATTTTGGGCGAAGTTGTAACTCGCTTCGAATTCGATAAACTCAAAAAAGAAATCGAAAAATTGAAAGGAAAATCAACTGATGAATAAAATTAACTGGTCTGTACGTTTTAACTCAAAGAATAAAGCGTTCTTGTATCGTGTGGCGCTTGCGATTGCACTACCCATCTTGGCTTACTTTGGTATCAAGTTCGAAGATATCACAAGCTGGGATGCGGTGTTCAACTTGTTTGGCAAGTTTGTCTCAAACCCTTATTTAGTAGGTTTGACAATTGTAAACATCTTAAATATCATTCCAGATCCAACAACCAAGGGTCTTGGAGACAGCGAACAAGCATTGGGCTACCACGAACCACGAAACGACAAGGAAGGATATTAATATGGCAACAGATAACGACATCATTCAATTTGCAGAAGACCTAGCTAATGCTGGGATTGGTACCGATGCAGATGGAAGTTGGGGGACACAATGCGTTGACCTGCCTAACTCTATCTCAATTAACTTCTTTGGTCGTGCCCTTTGGGGCAACGCTATTGACTTGCTAAACTCAGCGGCAGCAGCGGGCTATGAAATCGAGTATAACCAAGTGGGAAACCTTGACAGTCGTCCACGTCGTGGGGCTGTATTCGTCATGGATACTACTTACATCGCAGGGCATTCATACGGACACACTGGTCTGGTTATCGAAGATTCAGACGGCTATACCATGCGAACAATTGAGCAGAATATTGACGGCAACGCTGATAGCTTGTATGTTGGTGGTCCTGCTCGTTACAATACACGCAATTTTGACGGTATTGTAGGCTGGTTCTACTTCCCAACAGACAACCAATCACAAGCTCCTGCACCAACTCCGACCCCGTTCGATGGTATAATTACTATTAACGAAGAAATCGGAACATTCACAGTTGAAGTCTCAGCTCTTAATGTTCGAGCTGGCGCTGGTTTAGGTGCTGAAATCGTGGCAGTCTATGGAGCTGGTGAAACTATCAACTATGACGGTTGGTGTGACGTTGACGGCTATATCTGGATTAGCTACATTAGCTGGTCTGGAAATCGTCGCTATGTCGCAGTTGGGCAATCAGAGAATGGCCGCCGTGTAACGTCGTTCGGTTCATTCGCTTAAACTGTAAATAACAGACCACGAAACAAAATAAAATAAAAGGAGTATATCACCTCCCCTCAGACTGCAGTAGGGATACAATGGCAGTAGTGGTCGAAGCCCCGGCATTTGCTGGGGCTTTTTTTATTTGCTATAATATATCTATCCATCATAGGCAAAGAGCCATGAGTTAGTCTCATAGCTCTTTTTTATATTTGTGATTTCAATAGATAAGTGATAACATAGATTTCGGAATGCTTGGCGTCATTTCGATAAATTTCTTGAACTGCCCCGACTTTGCGCCGGGCTTTTTTATTTTACAAAAAAACTTAAATTTCTTTATCAAAAGCGTTGACAAACTATCATATATGATATATAATATACATGTAAGATAAAGAAAGGGAGTAAGAACCATGAAAAAAGAACTTATGACAAACGCTTGGGAAATTTCAAAAGAAGCTGCTAAAAAATTCGGCGGTAAAGCTATTGAATACATCGCAGGAGCAATGAAAATGGCGTGGGCTGCTATCAAAGATAGTGACACTAGCCTTGCTAAATTCCAAGCAGTTGAAGCTAAAATGCGTAAATCTGGCAAATGGTCAATGGTTGAAGTGCTAGACAGTGCTAAAGTGGTTAAATTCAACGAAGTAATGCACAAAATTGGTGCTTACTACGGTATCGAAGTAGTAGCTGACGGTTCTAACATTGGTACTTACTATATTTCTGAAAAAGTTTGGGACGTAGCGTAAGGAGAATAAACATGATTATCAACAACGACATCAAAGACCTAATTTTAGAATACGTAGGGCGTTATTTTAAATTTGAAAACGACTTCTACCGTCTTCCTAATATTAAGTTTACTGACGCCAATTGGCAAAAATTCAAAAATGGGGATACTTCTATTGAAAAGATGGGAGCGGCACGAGTAAATGCAATGCTCGACTGCTTGTTTGATGATTTTGAACTTGCCATGATTGGTAAGACTCAAATTGATTACTACATGGATAATTCTTTAAAAATGAATATGCCGTTTTATGCCTATTATGATCAATTCAAAAAACAGCAACTCTTAAAATGGCTTGAAAACAGCCATGATGACATCATCGGAGGTGCTGGCAGAATGTACACAGCGGGCGGTAATTGGATTTCTAGTGCTTATTTAGAAATTGCATTGGAATCCAGCTCTATCGGTGGCGGTGAGTACATGTTGCAAATGAGATTTAAAGACTATTCACGAAGCCAAGAGCCGATACCAGCAGGTCGCCAAAATCGACTTGAGTGGATTGAAAATAATTTAGAGAATATCCGTTAAAAGACTAGGGTTATCCTAGCCTTTTTGTGTATTCGTGATAAATCGTTAGACATTTAATCTAAATAAAGGTACACTATAGATGTACTTTAGGCGATTACGTGCCGAATGTTTTTGTTTTTCATGTCGCTTGGTAGCTCATGCTGCCAAGTCTTTTTTTTATGCTCAATCAAGAATTTTAGTGTCCTTATTTGAAATGCTAGTCGTGCTTCTCATTATCAGTATTCTCCTCTTGCTTTTTGTTCC